GCTTGTGGCGAGGATCAACCCGACTCTGCGCCCGCTTGACAAACTGACCCTGAGCCGTTATATCGGCGAGAGGGTGGAAACAAGCGTAAGACGGAACAGTACGGTACGTGTGGCGTACGCTGACTGGTGGCTGAGTGGTCCGGAGGTTCTTGAGAAGTTGGAGCCTAATAACCGCAAGGTGACGGCTTTCTATTTGCCGGATGAGGAAGGCAAACCGACCGATGTGTTCCTGTATCAGAATGACCGCTATATCGACAAGGTGCGCCCGGTTGTGACTTATAGCCGTGTAATGGCGGAACAGACCGAAGAAGATAAGGCAGCTTATACGGAACAGGCAAAGATAATGAGTCACTTTGACAAATGGGTACGTGATAACGCTATCGGTCAGGTAGGTGTGGCACCGGTCCAACGTGAGGAAGAAGATGAGGAAACGGAAAGCCTTGTATTACCTACGGCACCTGTTCCTGAAGAACCCGATGAAGCTTACGAATGGCAGCCGACCAATATGGCGGCAATGGCTATTGGAGATATGTAAGAATACGATTAGAATAACATTATAACAGCGTTTGAATTATGATTACAGAAGCGCAAAAACAGAAGATTTTGGGAGCGATAGCTGCCAACCGTGCGAACTATCCGAGTGACGCGAAACATGCCGCCTCCCTTGGCATCAGCACATCGGTGTACAGTGCCATTAAGAACGGACAGACGGATAAAGCCCTTAGTGATGCCAACTGGATAAGTATAGCCCGTCGTTTGGGTGTGGGCCTCCGTGCCGATATGGAGTGGAAGGTTGCCAAGACCGCCACGTTCGAGTATATAACCGCCCAGCTGGAGTTCTCCCAGCAGTCGAGCCTGTCGGCTATCCTATGCGACATTCCAAACATCGGAAAGACTTTTACCGCAAGGTATTATGTGCAGAACCACAAGAATGCCGTGTATATCGACTGCTCGCAGGTGAAGACCAAGCTGAAGCTGGTGCGTAAGATAGCTGCGGAGTTCGGAGTGGATGCCAAAGGTAAATATAGCGATGTATACGAGGATTTGACTTATTACCTCCGTTCCATTGAGAATCCGCTTATTATTTTGGACGAGGCCGGGGATTTGCAGTATGAGGCGTTCCTTGAGCTGAAGGCTTTGTGGAATGCCACCGAACGCAGTTGTGCCTGGTATATGATGGGTGCGGATGGTTTGAAAGAAAAGATCAACCGTTCGATAGAATGTAAGAAAGTGGGCTATACCGAGATGTTGAGCCGTTATGGAGACCGTTACAGCAAGGTGACACCTGATGACGGCAAGGAGCGTGAGGCGTTTTTGAATGCCCAAGCTCGGACGGTGGCTAAAGTAAATGCCCCGGCAGGTGCGGATATAGCGCAGATTGTACGCAAGACACGTGGAGGTCTGAGGCGAGTATATACCGAGATAGAGAAACTTAAAATGGCATAGGAAATGGTTAAGATAGTTTTAGAGGACAAAGGCCAAGACCTGTTATGGCTCAAAGTAAATGAAGGTGGTCTTGTGGAGGAAGCCGGACCATTTCAAAATGAAATATGGAAAGATGCTTATGTCCCGTATTGGGGGCTTCACGTAGGGCAATTCTGCCCGATACACCATCCTCCGCATATCATCAAAGGGTTTCTGAAATATAGGATTGAATCAATAGAAAAAGAGCCATGAAACGAGCATATAGTCCGAAAGACATAGCCGCCAAGAAATGGGTGACGTTGCCGTGGGGTGAGAAATGGAACAAGCCTTTCGGGTTCCCTGCGGAGAATGCCTCCTGGTTCATCAGCGGTGCCAGTGCCAGCGGAAAGAGCAGCTTTGTGATGCAGCTTGGCAAGGAACTGTGCAAATACGGCCTTGTGTTGTACTTGAGTTATGAAGAGGGCGTGAACCAGACATTCCAACGCCGTATGGAATATTTGAAGATGAACGAGGTGCAAGGCAAGTTCCGTGTGGTTGTGGACGAGACCTATGAGGAACTGATAGACCGATTGAAGAGGCCGAAGTCCCCGAAGTTTATCATCGTGGATTCGTATCAGGTGTCGGAATGGGAGTATCCGGATGCGGTAGCCTTGATGAAGCGTTTCCCGAAAAAGTGCTTCATCTGGATCAGCCAGGAAAAGAAGAGCCAGCCGATGGGAGGCGGTGCGATCCGTTTGCGTTATATCTGCGACATGAAGATCCGGGTGGTCGGTTATAAGGCATATTGTCAAGGCCGTGCCATCGGTGAGGCCGGCAGCTATTATGTGGTGTGGGAAGAAGGAATCATTCAAACGAGTAATAATTTGTGATATGGAAAAAGACAAGGTTTACATCAGCGGGGCAATAGCCCACTATAACATTGACGAGCGCAAGGGTGCGTTTGCCAATGCGGAACAGAATTTGAGAAATATGGGCTTTTCCCCGGTCAATCCTTTTAAGAACGGGCTACCGGATGAGGCCCATTGGAGAGAGCACATGCGGGCGGATATCGCCCTGCTTCTGGATTGTGAGTATATCTATATGCTGAAGGACTGGGAACTGAGTAAAGGCGCGAAGCTGGAACTTGACGTGGCGAGTTCATGCGGCATTAAAGTATTGTTTGAATAACAGTTTAAAATATAGAATTATGAATGACATTGAAAAAGCATTTCGAGGATTGGGTAGAACCAAGAAGGTGGAGTTTATCTCTGAAAAAATTGATTATGCATCGGCACATGCCGTTGCAGGGTATGTGTCAAGTTATCTTTTTGATGTGCTGAATGACCTTGGCAATGATGATTATGTGGCAACGTATCTTAAAGAAAAAGGATATGAAGTAACGAAGAAAGAAAACAATAAATGATAGGAACTATGGAAGAAAAACAGAAAGTTCAGGTCGTATTTGAGTTTGATCGTTCCGAGTATGATGCGTATCTCTTTTTGATGAACCAAAAGAAGACGGAAGAGGTAGAGCAAGTATGGAACGCCATGAGCGGTGAGCCTGTGGTTGCGGATATTGATTTGCTTGAGGAGGACAGTCAGTCTGTAAAACTTATGATGATAAGTCTGGCTATCCTTTCGGTGGAGAAAAAAGTGAAAGGATGATATGGCACAGGAAATAACCAATTTCGCCCGGTTTTACGCTTTGTTCAACAAGCTGCCGTTCAACGGAGACCGGGAAGAGTTCAAGAAGTCCATCGTGTTGCAGTATACATGGAACCGGACAGACAGTCTTCGTGAAATGACGAGGCTTGAATATAAGACCTGTTGTGAGGGATTGGAGAAATTGGCCGGTGTGGACGAGCGTCGTCAGAAGATGCAGGAGGAACTTAAATATTGGCGCAGCGTGTGTTTGAGACTCATGCAAAAAATGGGAATCGACACTTCGGACTGGGCGCGTGTCAATGACTTCTGCCGGAATCCCCGGATTGCGGGAAAGGCGTTCAGTCAAATCTCTTCGGACGAACTGGAACAACTGGCTGTAAAGCTGCGCTCTATCCGGCGCAAGGGCGGGCTCAAGGAAAAAAAGAAAGAGGAAGTAAAACAACCGGCGGCGGTGACCTATATGCTCATAAACACCAAAGCTCCTAAAAATTGACGGATATGGATAAGAGATTTAATGAACTGCTTGAGAATGTCAAGAACCAGATACTTGACGTGTTCCCGGAAATGGACCGGGATGATCGGGAAGAGTTTTTCAACAGGCTGAACGAGTGGTCTTATGAGAAATATGAGGAAGCCCTGTTGGAAAGCGAGTTGGAAACGCCAGATTATGGTGAGGAGTATGAGAATTGATGGATTAACAACAAAAACGATTTGAATTATGGAAGAGAAGAACCAGACCGTCGTAATGACGGAAACCGAGAAGGCGGAGTTTGATGCCTTCCGTCAGGCGAAAGCCAAGAAAGTCGCGGAAGAGAAGGCGAGAGCCGACCGCGAGATGTATAAGCAGATGGTGGACGAGGAGATCGAACGCTCTATTCCGGTGTTGCTGGGTATCAGCGAGCGCATCAAGGAGAGCAAGCGGACGGTGATGGAGAATTTCAAGACCATCCTTGAAATGAAGTCCGACCTGTTCAAGACGAAAGCAAAGGACGATCAGCGCAGTCACACATTCACCAACAGCGAGGGAAGCAAGCGTATCACGTTGGGCGTGTATGTGACAGACGGTTACCGCGATACGGTGGAGGACGGAATTGCCATCGTGAAGGAGTATATCGAAAGCCTCGCCAAGGACGAAAAGACCAAGGCGCTGGTGAGCATGGTTCTCCGCCTGTTGGCACGTGATGCCAAAGGTACGTTGAAAGCCTCGCGCATCGTTCAATTGCGCAAGGTAGCGATGGAAACCGGTGACGAGCGTTTCATGGAAGGCGTGCGCATCATCGAGGAGAGTTACCAGCCGGAGGTGAGCAAGCAGTTCATCAGAGCTGAGATAAGAGACAATAACGGGATGTGGAAGCCCATCCCGTTGGGTATGACAGAATCCTAAAAATGAAGAGTATGATACAGAATGTAGAGAAGAGCCCCAAAGTAGCCTTGTGCCGTGCTTGTCGCGGCACGGGTGTCGTACAGAGAACGACCGAACTTCCTTCTCGGATTTTCAGAAAAAAGAAAGTGAATATTACCGAGGAGGCTTGTCCCCAATGTGGCGGCAGCGGCCGGGTGATAGTGAGCGCGAAGATGGAACTGGACATTCAACCATATAATCCAAAGAAGGAGTAAGCGATGGCAAAGCGACGCGGAGTAAGTTATGAGAAACGTGTGGAGGAGATAAACAGGATATACGACCAATATGCCAAACGCGGTGTACCGAACCGCGAGATCTGGCGGCGGTACGTATATCCTGTATATGCCGTTACCGAACGTACATTCTACAATATACTCAACGCGAGCGCGGATGCGAGCAAGAAGATAGCTGACGAGGAGACCCGCCAGCTTTTACTCTTTAATGACGATGACTATGAACAAGGACGTGCAGAAGATAATCGCCCGGATCCTGCAGGATATCCGGGTGGAGATGACAGATGAGTTCGACCGTAATTTTGAGCGTCAGGCTTTTTTCTCCGAGGCATGGCAGCGGCGTAAAAGCCCGACACGTCCCGGAGGTTCTATTTTGATAGATACCGGCCGGCTCAGGCGGAGCGTTTCCAGCCGGACCACGGAGAACAGCATCACGTTTTACACCGACCTTCCGTATGCGGTCATCCACAATGACGGCGGGGAGATAAGGGTGACAAAAAAGATGAAGCGTTATTTTTGGCATAAATACTACGAGGCGACCGGTTCTTTCGGGCGCAGGAAGAATGGAGAGAAACGCAAGGACAAACGTACCGTGCAGCTGACCGGCGAGGCGGAGTTCTGGAAGTTCATGGCGTTGAAAAAGGAGGGCAGCATGATCAAGATTCCCCGAAGGCGTTTCTTGGGGGTTTCTCCCGAAGTGGAGAAGGCTGTCCGTGAAATCATAGAGGAGAATATAACGGAATATTTCAATGTTGAATTTGATATAAGACGGAAATGAGAAAGGAACTTTATAATATGCTCTGCAAGGAGCTGAAGGAGGTGGGCGGAGGCTTGATAAAACACATCGACCTGTGGAACCACAATGTGGAGTTTATCG